TTATTGGCATCCAGTTAGAACAGAACAAGTTATTGGCCGTGCACGACGTATTTGTAGTCATACAAAGTTGCCATTGGCACTTCAAACTGTTGAGGTGTTTGTTTATTTAATGAAATTAACAAAACAACAAATTGATTCAGATATTGAACTAAAAAGAAAAGATTTAAGTAAAACTGAACCGAAAGTACCTGTTACTAGTGACCAATTGTTATTTGAAATATCTGAAATTAAGGCTAATTTAAGTAAACAGTTAACCGATGCCATTAAAGAATCTTCATTTGACTGCTTTATTTACTCAAATGGTAATTGTGTTAATTACGGTGACCCTAAAAGTGATAAATTTGCTTATGTTCCAGATTATGAAAAACAACAAAATGATACTACTGTTGTAACTAATAAAAAGACGGATGAATGGACTGGTAAACCTATTTCAATTGCGGGTGTTGATTATGTTTATAGAAGAATGGCGCGTGATGTTTTGAATATTTATGACAAAGAGAGTTATTTAAAAGGTAATCCTGTTTTGATTGGTACATATGAAACAAATGAGCGCGGCGAACGAGTTTTTAAACAAGTAGTTTAGAGGTTTTGTTGTTTTAATAGCTCTAAAATAGCATTCACATTTTGTGTAAGATTTTCTATTTTTACATTAAATGTTTTTAATTCTTCTTTAATAGAATTTATTTCATTATTATTGTTAACAAATTGGGATTCTTGAGGTTTTATTGTCTTTAATTTTTTTAAAAAATCATCTTCAAAATTATTTTCATATTCTACATTGTTATTCCATGATACTTGCTTCTTAGGACTTGTTATTTTTTTACTATTATCATTATTATTTATATCTATTACATCATTTTGTATAATTTCGTTGTTCAAATCATCGTTATCTATTTTAATATACCTAATTTGTTCTTGCTGTGCTGAAGGTTTTATATTTGACTTTTGTTGTAAAGGATTAATTTTTTCATTTTTAACCGATGTTTCTTGTGGTTTTAACCAATTTGTATTTGAGTTTGTTGTATTAGAATTTGTATTTGATTCTAGATTATTTCTATTTATTTGTTCAATGTCGTAATTTCTTTGTGCCATTACTTTTTTAATTTCTAACTCTAGTTCTGTAAGTGGCTCGTCTAATTTATCACTAAAATCTGGTTTTTCAGGAATCGGTAAAGCCATCGCACTTGAAAACTCCTGTTTAATTGTAGTTAATTTTTTATCAAATTGACTCATTCGATCTGTTTGTAAATCATCGTGTGTAATTAATTCTTTTTCATATTTTTCTTGTGGTTGTTGGATGTGTTGGGGTTGTTTTTGTTGTTGGGTGTATTGATGTTGGATTTGTTTTTGTTGTTGATATTGTTTTTGAGAGAAATTACCATCTATGTAATTAATAATTAATGAAATATATTTCTTGTTTAGTTCCATTACATTACGAGATTTTTGTTTTTCATTATCAAAAAATCCTTTTAAATTTGCGTTAAATATATTATTTATTTTTAAAATTACTTCTTGTGGTTTATTTTTTAATACATCATCCATAATAACTTCCCATATTAATGAAACATTTTGTTTTGTTAAAAAATCATTTATCAACATTTGCGATGACATTTTTATTTTATATAAATAATATAATTAAGTATTATTTATATACTTTCTATTAAAACCATATTTTTACTAATATATTTTTAATATTTATACTTATACTTATACTAACGATTCATTAAAATACACTTTACGAAATTTTTGCATATAATCATCTTTTAAAATATGAGTCTTCATATAATGTTCTGTAAACTTATCTTCTAACATGTGAGAAATAAAAAACAAACTATATATACCACATTCTGTATCGCCATATTGATGTTCAACAGGATGATTCTGGTCAAATTTAATATTCATATTTAGTTTTTTTCCTTGTTTTATTATTCGGTTTATTAATAACATTATTTCTTTTGGTGCCTTATCACCGACACTATCGAAAAAGAATATTTTTTTCTTTTTAATATTAACAAACATTGAAATCCAATGTTGTCCTGGTTTATTATGAGGGTCTGTATTAAAAATAATACCAATTTTTGTTTTACCTTTTTTAATTTGTTCGGATAAATTAAAATTACATAATTCATCCCATACACATTCACCATATAACATTTTTGTATCAAAATCAATTGGTGATGGACCAATAAAATCAAAGCATTTATATGCCCTTTCGTATTGTTTCATTACCTTCATAATATCTACACTTGACAACCATTCATTAGGGTTTTTCTTCCATTCTTCTGGTGATTCAGGTGCAAATGATTCAGTTAATTCATTCTTAGTTTTATTATCCATAAAATTCTGTTTTAACCAACATGATTCTTTACTACATACATCGCTCATATATTTTGTTAGAGTTTTGTGAATTTCTTTCGAATCATTTGTCATTATTTGAACGTCTGGGTGTCTTGCGTTCCACAAATCTCTTAATTTATACAAATTTTTATCTGTATAACAAGTAAATTCATTCAAATCATTTTTATCTTTGGGACTGCATATAACCTTTTTTAACTTAACTTCTCTTTGTGATTTATTCTTTTGGTTTTTTCTATTTTTTGTCATCCTTATTATCTTTCTTTTCTGTGTTTTCGGTTTTGTCATAAATATTAGTGATATTTTTCTTTTTTTCAGAATTTAAATTGTCTTTATCTTTCTCTTTCTCTTTAATGCCTTTAATCTTCAAATTTGGATCCCTTAAATTAATGTCTTTTTGTTGTGGCATCACTATTTGTTCAGGTGCTTTTGTATATTTTTTTTTTACAAAATTGTCTAAAGATGGATTTGCGATTTTTATTGAACGAACTAAAAGTAAATCTGCTTCTTCTTTTGTTTGTATATTATCATCATTTAATTCTGTATTCAAATCTAAATTTAATGTTATTGAATCTGCTATATCTTTATAGTCCTCTTGAAGTATATCTGATTTATCAATTACTTTTAAAGAATGTATACATATATTTACAAAATTATCAAACGATTTTTGTACATCTGTAAATAAACGTGGTTCAATCTCTGTTTCTTGTGATGATAATAATTGCTTAATAATGTTGTAAATTCGTTTTTTATAAAATTTTTTGTCTTTTTTATTTACAGAATTTGGTAATTTTATTGTATTATTTGTAACATATTTGTTATATTGATCTTTATTCATTAAACAATTTAATGTTACTTGATGTACAAATTCTTCTGACATTATATATTTCAATTAAAATATATAATTTTATTTAACGTTTAAATAATTTATCTAGATTTATGTAGATTTATTTTTCAAATTCATATTACAACCCTCTGGTTTTGTATCTCCTAATTCTTTTAATTGTGTTCTTGTTGAATTATTAAATACGCCAGAGCCTACAATATTTGAATCTGGATTCGGGTTAAAATTATTAAACCTATCTTGCTCAAATAATAATGAATGTTGTTGTTGAACATTGTTATTAGTTTGAAAAGAATATTGATATAAATCGCTTTGGCTGGATGGAACGTAGACAGATTGACTACACTTTTGTAAAGCGTATATTTGATTCCTTAATTCGGATTCAGTATTTACACTTGAAGCAAACCCTGACCAGGGTGAACGTGTATTTCCTGGGTTAAATGTTGTATGAGGACTAAACACCGGTTGTTGAGTCAATGGCACTTTTGCTTCCTTTCGTGGGTCAACAATCGGCAAAATAGAATACTTTGTCATTACTGGTCTTACATCTAAATATGGCTGAAGATTAGATCCAGGAATATTTCTATCATATATTCTTGTGTTTGTTTGTTGATGTATTAATTTATTTGTATTATTTGCGGGTTGGCTACAACTACTCATTTATATTATATACTATGTTTATTTATTATATTAATTAAATTTAACAATTATTATAAAATATTATTTCTATTTTCTATTTTCTATTTTTTTTATTTTTCTATTACTAAAATTATAATATTTCAAATTGTATTAAAAGCTTATTGAGAATTATAATTATATATTTACAAATGTGTGGAATCTTTGCCTTACTAAATAATTTAAATGTACCTGATGATTTTGTTATGTCTCAATTTAAAAAAGGTGAAAACAGAGGTCCTGATAATTCTCAATATCTTAAAATTTTGGATAACTTTACATTAGGGTTTCATCGATTAGCTATAAATGGTTTAAATGATGAATCCAACCAGCCATTTGACATTGATAATATTATTTTAATTTGCAACGGTGAAATTTACAATTATAAAGAGTTGTACAAATTTATGGATGTTCAACCTAAAACTGGTTCTGATTGTGAAGTGATTATTTATTTATACAGAAAATATGGAATAGAGCAAACATTGAAAATGCTAGATGGTGTATTTGCCTTTATACTATACGACGCTAGGGAAAACAAAATTTTTGTAGCACGTGACCCTTATGGTGTTCGGCCTTTGTATCATCTTAGAAATAATTCAGTAGCTAATTATAACCATATTGGTTTTGCGAGCGAATTGAAATGTTTGACTGAGATTGGTCTTTATAATTATGATATGTATCAATATATGGATAAAATAGAACAATTTGTTCCTGGAACGTATAGTGTTTTGAAGTTAATGAGAGAGACCGAAGTTACATCTAAGAATAACAGTTTTCTAGAAATTGAACAGGAAACATCATCTACTATTTGGAGTTACGAAAAAGAATATGTGCCATATTTTATTCCATCTTTTTATTATCCTATTTCTTCTTTGTCTAATAATTATTGGAGTAATGATGCTATTAAGAAAAATATTCAGGATTCACTCTTAACTGCTGTTGAGAAACGTTGTTTAAATACTGAAAGACCGATTGCTTGTTTGCTTTCAGGTGGGTTAGATAGCAGTTTAATTGCCGCGCTTGTAAATCGCTTTTACAAAATTAATAATTACAGTACTATTTTGGAAACATATAGCATTGGATTAGAGGGTTCGGTTGATTTAAAATATGCTAAAATTGTAGCTGATTACTTAGGCACTAAACATACTGAGGTGGTTGTTACTGAAGATGAAATGTTTGAAGCGATTCCTGAAGTTATATATGCTATTGAAAGTTATGATACGACAACTGTTAGAGCCAGTATTGGAAATTATTTGATTGGTAAGTATATTTCTAAAAACAGTAAGGCAAAGGTAATTTTTAATGGCGATGGTGCTGATGAACTATGTGGTGGATATTTGTATATGTCAAAATGTCCGGATTGTATCGAATTTGATAAGGAATCAAAACGATTGCTAAAGGATATTCATACATTTGATGTGTTGCGCTCGGATAAATCGATTTCTTCACACGGCTTAGAACCGCGTACACCATACCTAGACAAGACATTTGTGAATAATTATTTGTCAATATCACCTGAAGCACGATTTGAAACAAATAAACAAATAGAGAAATTCTTAATTCGTAACACGTTTGCGCTTCCAAATTTTAGACCATTTGATGATGATTTAGAGAAGCAAATATTACCGAATGAAGTGTTATGGAGAAAGAAGGAGGCATTTAGTGACGGAGTAAGCGGTCACGGTCGTTCATTGTATCAAATTTTGCAGGAAAAAATAGCTGCGAAATTAAATTTAAATTTAAATTTACAAAATGACGTAAAGTATGAAGCAAATATTGATACTGAGAAGAAATATTATAGTGATGTATTTTCTATTTGCTATCCTAGTTCAATTTGTGAAAAAATTATTCCTTATTATTGGATGCCAAGATACACAAATGCTACTGACCCTAGTGCTAGAACCTTAACTCATTATAAGACTGATTGATAGTTAATAAATTATTTAATTGTTAATATTTTTATTACATACGTATATTATATAAATGTCAGTTTCTACAATTCAACAACCCGTTACAGAAAATTATATATATCAAACTATGATTACAATGTTATCAAATGATAAATCATTAACTAACAATGGTGTTAATTTTGATACGGAGTTTTTTTTAAGATATAGTAATAGTAATTATGAAAATTTGGAAAATAACGGCTATAAATACGTCTTTGTTTACGACTTTGATTTAGCTAGTTTTGTAAGAGGATCAACAACAGATATTGAAAACTGTAAAATAATTTCACATGACCAAATACATATTAATTTTGGAGCTAGTTTAAGTATGTTTAGTTATAATCAACCCTATTATGAAACGCAATATATACCATTTAAAAATCAGTTAAAATCAATTCAAGTATTAAAATATAAAGATATTTATACTACTGTTACGCCTGGTTATTTATATAATAATTCAAGTTCGGCAACTACATATTCACAACAATACCCCTCTTCTTCTGCCGCAACATTACGAACATATATGGGTATTGTTATTGCTCAGTTACCAGGATTAGTACAATTATGTCCTTTAAAAATGAATAACGTTAAAGATTTTTATCCAGTATGTTACATAGCAGATTATGATTATGTCGATTTACTAGGACAAACAACTCGAAAAACAGCCACTTTTACAGCAATGAATTATAAATTAAATAATGGAGAAAGACGGGTATTATTTTTTGGCACTGGAGTACAGGAAATTGTAGTAACATAATCAAAATAGTATAATAATAATTATTTTATTGATAATTTAAACTTATAAAATAAACAACTATAATAACCAAAATAAAGGTTATTAAAGAAGTTATAAAACTGCTCAAATTTACTGCGTTATTTTCTGGTGAGATTACAGAATTAAAATCATAATAATTTTCGAGATGTGTCATAGTAAAAATTAACGCAAATAAAGGTTTCAATAAATTTACAACAATAGATGCCACAAAGTCTTTCAAAGCGAAACCTATAGCCATTCCAAATGAATATGAAATTATTGTTCCAGATTTTGAAAGTAAAAAAGAATGAATTTTCTCATGTAATGTCAAACGTTGTTGATTTGGTGTATTATTATTATTTTGTAATATTTGTTCTGTTTGAGGAATTTGTTGCGGTATTTGTGGTATTTGCTTTAAACTGGAAGTTTCAAAAGTTGAACTATCTGTGTTAAATGTAGAGTAACTCATTTTTATATAAATTCTCAATATTTTATTTTTTAATATAATAATAGTATTATCTATTATTATATTATAATAATGTCATTTATTGAAAATATTTTTACTTTTCAAGAAAAAATATGGAATTGGGTTTTTTACTTTTCTTATTTCTTATATTTTCTTTTTGTTATTGGTTTCGCAAATAATGCTCCTGAATATCTTATTCCATTGAATTATTATGTTCAAATATATGTTTCATTGTTTTTAATTATTCGCTTTAATCCATTTAGTAAAGTTAAGTTTACAGAATTAGATAAAAAAATTGCCTTTACAGGAGGTTTATTTATTATATCAACTTCATTTTTAAACAAATCAATGTTAGATTATGTTGAAGAGACTAGAAATTTAATACAAAGCAAAATATAAATATTTATATTTTCTTCCATGAACAAATATTATTTTTATTAGGCTTAGATTCATACATGTTACCATCATTCCCTTTCATTTGTTTACCACAATTTTTATTTGCCGGATAAGGCGGTGATTTTCTATCAGCGTATTTTTTTATTGTTTTACTATAATTGTTTATAGAATTTTTTCCAGAAACAAGCATTATTTTTTTTTCAAGTTTTCTTCTAGTGTACTGTGTTAATTTTAAAGGATTTGATTTTGTTTTTAACGCATATTTAAAATTTCTTAACCAAACACTTTTACATCTATCTACACATTTTCCTTTACCAATTTCTGATAAAATACTCATTGCTTTACTATATGAACCAACAAATGGCATTTTATTATATTACTGTTTTATTTTTATTTTTTGTTTTAGTATTTGTTTTTAGTATTTGTTTTTGAAAGTTCTGGTTTTTCTATTTCCATAGCTTTTTTTAGTTTTACCAGAAGTTTTCGTAATTGTTTTTGTTGTTTTATTAAAAAAATCTTGTAAATGTGATAATATTTGTTTACTTAATATTTTATCTACTTCATATTCTTCATTATTTTTTTCTAAAAGTTCAAAATTAAATAATTTAAAATCTGTCATCATTTGTGTTTTAAAATTATCATTATTTTTTATTAATTTTTTACAAAGGTGACATTTTAAAAATCTGTCAATTAATACATCAAATTCTAAATCGTGTATATATGGCTTTATATTTATATAATAGACATTTTTATGCGACATTTCAGGATAAAATACATCATCTAAATAACATATTTCAGCATTTAACGGTATTTTTGTGCATCTAATTAAATCTTTATGGGTTTTATCATGTGTTGTTCTACACATCTCAATTTGTTTACCATTTATTTTAAAAGCCGCAATTATTTGGTCAAACAATTTATATTTTATTTTTTCTTCAAAATATTTTAAAATAAAATTTGCCCAGCTTTTAGAACCATTGTTATTTGTATAAATCATCATTTTATGACAACAATTAGACATTTTTTTATTTTTTAAATAATTTAATATATTCATTATACCTGGTCTTAGAAATTCTGGATATAAATCTAATATAGTAAAAAAATCATTATGGGTTAAGTTATATTTATTATTTTCTAGTAAGTACTTGTCTAAACAACTCCAAAAAATACTATATTGTGTAAAATATCCTAATGTTTCATCTAAATCAAATACAACTATTTTCATTTATGTTCTATAAATACTTTTTATATTTTAAAATATAATAAAAAAAATATTATTATATTTTGTATAATTATAAATACCAATTATTATGGTTTTGAAAATTACAAATAATGAATATATTAAGATACTTGAATTTTATAAAATACCTATTCCAGGGAAAAAAAATTTGATACAAAAAGAAGCAGAAAAAATACTTGCTGAAAAATTATGCAAATGTATTAAACAAATTGATGTTCCAGAACCTCGTTCCATTGGAATTTGTACAAAATCAATTTTTAACAAAAAAGGTTTAACGCGCGGAAAATTCCAGTGTAAAAATAAAAAATTTGTAACTTTTAGAAAAACATCACTTAAAAAAACTAGAAAAACGAACAAATAAGTTTTTATTTTTAAGACCTTATATTTGTCCTTCTTCTATTTGTGTTTTTCTTTTATTCATCAAAACATAATTTGTAAGAATGGTATATTATTATAAAAAACGCGCATATTGCTAAAATATTAAAATATCCAGTTGATGTTTTTGAACCTTTTATACCTATAATAACTATTAATGGTGCTATTATAAATAAATATATAAAATTAGTTGTATTACTTTCACCTGGCTCAGAATTTGAAAATGCTTTTATGAAAAAATATATTACCAAAAATATGCCAAAAAGGAATATTTTTTTGAACATATCTTTTGACATATTATTTCTTCTCAAACCAATGTATAAAAATAAACATCCAAATATTAAAATAAATAGTAAATTTTCTACTATATTTGATACACTCATTTAATATGTATTAATATTTTTAATATTTGAATTTTAAATAAAATTTTAAATAAATAAAAAATCTATTTAAAATTTATATATTTAATATTATTATATTATTTATAATGATGAAAAAAAATGTAAATAATGATTTTGATACTGACCATGTTAAAAGTAAACAAGAAATTTTTCCTCAAAAAGAAATTACAATTTCTGTTAATCAACGTAATGGTAAAAAATGTAAAACAAATATTTATGGCTGGGGCGAAGAATATGATCTACCAAAAATTTGTTCTCATTTTAAAAAAACATATAAATGTAGTGGTGCTGTTGTTGAAAATAAAGATTATGGGTCAGTTATTGAGTTAACTGGAGACAATAAAAAAAATGTATATGAGTTTTTAATTAAGGAAGGCATATGCTGTAAAGAAAATATTATTACTAAAGGTCTTTAAATAATTTACTTTGATAAATGGTCTAAAGCTGATAATAAAACGAGTTCTTGTTCTGTTAATTTTTGGAATATTAAATTTTCGTCTAATTTAATTTGAAAATGTTTTCTATTAAATCCGTAATTTTTACATGTTATGTAAACACCATCCTCTTTTACATTCATTTCACAAAATAATGCCCCTTTTGTTAATTGTATATCTTCTGGGTCATTAATAGGTATCCAGCGTAAATATGTTCCGTATTTTAAATCTTTCATTTCATCTACGTATTTATAATCCTTTAATTTCTTCATTAACTCGAGCGTTTCATTTCTAGGGAGTTCCAATTCTTTTAATATTTTTAATATCATTTCTCTCAATTTTTGCGTTGTAAAATTCATAAGGTTTTCATTTGTGTCATCATCCAACGCCTTTAATAAATTTTTTGTATCCATATTGTAATTTATAATATATAATATAAATTATAATTTTTATATTGTATTAATATTGTATTAATAGTGATTTAATAGTGTTTTAATATTTACCAGAAACTACTGCCACCAAAAGCCCCACCAACTCCTTCATTAGCCGCCATCGGCACAAATGATTCTTGAGCCATCGCAGGCGAAGCCGCCGCAACTAATGGAGTTGTATCTTGTCTATACATATTGTTGTAATTTGGCATTTGCTGTGCTGGCATTGATGTGTCACTCGGTAAAGAATTTATTGATGTCCCATCAGCATACATCGCTTGATTCATTGCCGATTGATTTGAGGCTTGACTATATTGCTGTTGTGTTTGCCCCGATATTGGCTGACTAACTTTGACAGTTACTTGTTTACCATTGACATTAACCGTTTTTGTTTTTGTGTTTTGCTTACCATTCCACAACTCATTTATACGGTCAACTAATATACTTACTTTTTCGCCTAATTTTGTTTGTAAACTTAATGTAATCATTAAAACAGATAAAATTATAAAGACCATGTTAAATTCTGGATAATTCATACCACTGTATGTAGGAACAAATGTAATTATTCTATGAATAATTAGTAATCCAAAAAACATTCCAAATATTTGGATTATTATTTCTGCTAAAATCTCTAAACTTGATTTTGAATCTTCTGCTTCGGGTACATATTTTTGCATAACTTTATTTAATATAACTACGGGTATTAAAGCAATTATCGAATACTGACATATATTCAACATATCCGATTTACTATCATCACTAAAATTAAATACATGTTTGAAAAAATTGGGTTTTGAATCATTCGAAATATCCATTATCTATAGGGTATAATAAGAAATTAAATTAATGAATATCAATATAATATTCAAGAATTATATTAGTCTTCATTATATTAATTTTAAAATAGTATTAAAAACTTAATACTAGTTTAATTTACAAATGACGGAATTCAAAAATGACGAAGAGCAACAATACTTAAATTTAATTAAAAATATTCTTGAAAATGGCACTTGGGAAGACGGTAGAAACGGCAAAACTAAGGCTATTTTTGGGAATATGATGCGTTTCTCTCTTAAGGATGGTAAAATTCCCATTTTAACTACTAAAAAAACTGCCTGGAAGACTTGTTTGAAGGAACTATTGTGGTTCATTCGCGGTAAAACAAATAATAAATTATTAACTGAACAAGGTGTTCATATATGGGATGGTAATTCATCCCGTAATTTTTTGGATTCACGTGGATTACAAGAATATGAAGTTGACGAACTTGGCCCTGTTTATGGTCATCAATGGCGTCATTTTAATGCTAAATGGCAAGGTGATAGTCACGATTATAGCGGTGAAGGTGTTGACCAACTTCAATATATTATTGACCAACTTAAAAACCGTGAAACGCGCACGAATCGCCGTCTTGTTTTGAGTGCGTGGAATCCTTGCCAGCTTGATGAAATGGCACTCCCTCCTTGTCATATTTTATGTCAATTTAATGTCCATGATGGCAACAAATTGAGCTGTTCTATGTATCAGAGGTCGTGTGATTTTTTTTTAGGAATTCCATTTAATATCGCATCATATTCAATGCTAACACATTTAATAGCAAAACATTGTGGATTAGAAGCATATGAATTTGTTCATTTTATGGGAAATTGTCATTTATATGAAAATTCTATAGATGCGGCTCAATTACAAATTACTAGAGAACCATATCCATTCCCAACAATTTCAATTAAAGAAGTTAGAGAGAATATAGATGATTATACTGTAGATGATTTTATTTTAGAGAATTATCAAAGTCACGACGCAATTAAGGTATCAATGGTTGCCTAATAATAAATATATGAAAAAAATGTTTATTCAAAATTGTAATAAACATTTTTATTAAAACGAAAATCTTAATTAACGACGATGACGTCTTGTTTTCTTTCTATTATTTTTCCTTGATCCACGACGAGATTTACGTTTGATACCACCTTTGGATGGTTTCCAATTATTGATTGTTTGCCATCCCATATTACCAGTTGAACCAATAACGTTTGAACTTGGAGGAGTGTATGTACCAGATGAAGTCATTGACCCATAATATCCATTGTATGAACCAGGTTGAGTAGTTGCGGGTTGACTATAACTAGATAAATTGTTATTAGACGACCAGTAACTAGGTTTATTTCTATCTTGCGAACCGTAAGACATTTTATAATATAAGCAAATATTTATAATATTTTAAAACATTTTAAAATAAGTAAATAAAATGCTAAATAATTTATTTAACAATAAAAATGCGTAAGTAATTTAAAAACAATTTGTATATTAAATTATAAATGAGTAGTTCAAAATCTATAGCCGCCGCTAGAGCAAGACGTTCAGGAGAACAACAACAGCAACAACAAAGACCTAATACCTCCATCGCATCAGCAAAGGCATTTAATCCAGCACAGCAACCAATGCAACAACAGCCAATGCAGCAACAACAACAAGCAAGACCACCTTTAGGTTATGGTCAACCTGGTGGTAAAATATCTATTTCTGATGCAATTGGGTTAACAACTATACGTTTAGGAAAAGTTGAGCAACTTATTCAACGCCTTCAAGAAGAAGGTGGTTTCAATAATAATTTTGACCTCCCAGACAACGCACAATTAATAGATAAGAGTGTTATTACAAATATTATTAGTAGAATCGATGGTTTAGAGAAAAGAGATGGTTCAAATATGAATGAAAAAATTAGTAAGATTGAAAATGATATTAGAAGTATTCGTGAATTGTTGAATGCTACTAAAAGCAATTTTGATAGTTACGTTCAATCAAATGAGAAGCGTTTTGAAGACATTGAAACCGCTTTTGTAGACTTAGAACAAAACCTTGTTATTAGTGATTCACATACTGATGAAATTATAAGTAATAATTTAGGAAGTTCTACTGAAATCAGTGACAACAATGTTCAATTAACTATTGAAGAGAAATAATCATTAAAACAATAAATAAAACAATAAATAAAACAATAAATAAAACAATAAATAAAACAATAAATAAAACAATAAATAAAACAATAAATAAAACAA